TATATAGGGGGAATTTTTACATGAATACAAATAGAATAAGATATAAGCAAAGAGATTTTCATTTAGATGAAATAGACAAATTTACAGATTTAGACTGGAGTTTAGAAAGATTTGGATGCGGACCCACATCAATTGCAAATATATTAGCTAATTATGGTTATGATGTTACACCTGTAAATATGGCTAAAAAGATATTATTTGATGAACAGGGAAAATTTGATGAAAAATTTTTAAGAAATAGAGGTATCAATGATAAAGGTCTAATATATTGTCTCGATAGGTTAATTCAAGAAGATAAAATGAATATTGATTATGAAATAGTAAAAATAGATTTTTCAAATCCAAATAATCAAAAAGAAAAAATTATTGACTTAGTAAAAAAAGGAAATATGGCTATCATTCATGTAGGTCCATCTGAAATAAGTCCTTTAACATTCTCTAAAAATGGACATTATTTAGTAATTAGTGATATAGATGAAAATAATAATTTCTATGTGATTAATTCTAATAAAATAGGTGATACTCAATTAGGAGTTCCATTTGAGTATGATACTATTATCAAAAATATGACAGGTAGAAAAGATTCATTTAATTTTTTATTTATTAAAAATAATTAAATTATGATTCTTAAGGGTATGGGAATTTCCATAATAGAATTTGTTCGGGAATACAAATTCAGTGCTTGCTAGACAAGAACATTACTCCCAAAATAAGGAAAATATAAAAAGAGGATTAAATTATTTTGATAATTTTTCCTCTTTTTTGCATAAAATAAAAACTCACAAACAATTAAGTCCGTAAGTTGATTTCAAATGGAGCTATTAGGGAGAATCGAACTCCCGACCTACAGGTTACGAAACAATGGGAAATATGCTATACAAGTACAATTGTGACTATTTTGTCGTAATCTTGTCGTAATTATATTATTTCACTTGCTTTTTTGTCATCTTCATTTAAACTATGTGTATATATATTTAATGTAGTATTTATAGATGAATGACCTAATCTTGTTGAAACAGTTTTCATATTTACACCGCTTGAAATTAGCAAGGTAGCATGTGTATGCCTTAAGTCATGAAATCTCATATGCTTTAAATTGTGCCTTTTTAAAAACCTGTTAAACCATTTTGTTACGTCGTCAATATGCTCTTTATTAAATATGTACTCACTTTTGTGGGGAAGAGCTTGTATAAGTTTTATTAATTCAGAATTAGCATATATTATTCTATTTGATGACTTATTTTTTGTATTGGTTATAATTTGCCCTTGGCCTTTAATGTATGACAAAGCTTTATTTATATTAATTGTATTATTATAAAAATCTATATCATTCCAAGTAAGACCAAGTATTTCGCTTCTTCTCATACCACACTGCAATGCTAATCTTACAATTACTTGATATTTTAAATCTTCATTTTTTAAACAATTCAATAGTTCATTTGCTTCATTTTTTGTTAAAAAAATAGGTTTTACTTTGTTGTTTAATCCTATAGGAATATCTACATATGCACATGGATTAAATTCAATTATTTGCCATTTTACAGCTGTATTAAGCATAACTGAAAGTAAAGCTTTATATTTTTTTATACTAACAGTTGATAATTCTGAAGTTAAACTGTTTAAAAACATTTGTATGTTATATGCTTTTATATCTTTTAATTTAATATTCCCAAAGTAAGGCAATATCCTACCATTTAAATAATCTTTATATAGTTGAATAGTCCTTTCTCTTAGTTTTATTTTTGCATATTCATTTAACCATTTTTGGGAATAGCTGACCAATGTTATAGAAGAAGTAGGAGACACTTTATCCTTAATAGATATAATAAATCTCATTAACTCCTCCTTTATTTCTTTATCAGAACAAGCAATTGTCTTACTATATCTTTTTCCATTGTACATGTATTCTAATAAATATTTTTCTCCTCTTTTTCTGTAACTTCCTGCCATAAAATCAGCTCCTTTCAAACGTTTGTTTCTTGAAAAGAGCATAAATATACTATATAATATATTTATAATCACTTTTCAAGTGTATTTTGATAGATAATGTACTTGTCCGCCAAGATGTTGTACATTATCTTTTTATTTATACAGTTTTTCCACAATATATGCAAAATTTGCTATCGTTTTGAATTTGTTTTCCACAATATATACAATATAAATATCCTTTTTTTCTTAAATTAAGATTATAATTATCTATTAGTGAATTATATAAATTGTTTATAAGAGTTAAATTTTCATTATTTAAATAATTATAATATATCTCAATATCGTCTATAAACTTTTTAACAGTATTATTCTTTCCTTTTTCTGTTTTAAGAGTATTTATTTTATTAATTATACTATTATAATATCTGTTTATAAAATCATTTATAGTGTATATTTCTTTTTCTTTTAATTTGTATTTAAATTGACTTGGTTTTTCAGAATTAAATTTGTATTTTTTCTCAACTGTTATTAATTCATTAGTTATACTGATTAGTAAATTATATCTTTCAAAGAATACTTTAGGATTTTTAGTAGTGTTTATTATTTCTGCACAATCTCTGCATATTCTTAGACAATTTTCTATTGTTCTATAATCATGTACTTTATTAATAATATACAAATTGTTTGTGTCTATATAGTCAAAATTCACAAAATCACATCCTTAATAATATTTTTTTCTAACTTCCATTAGTTTGCCTGCAATTGTAATAGGAATTTCTTTTATTTCTTTATTAGTATAATGGGTAGGTTTGAAACCATCTTTATTATTAGGATTATCAGGAATTAATGTTATACCAGTTTCATCCTTATATATTCTTTTAAGTGTAGCCTCATTATCCCCATTAAATATAACTGCTCCTATTTCACCGTTTTCAACATCTGGTTGTTGTAGAATTATAGCAATATTGCCGTCTTTTATATCAGGATCCATACTATCCCCTTTAACGGCCAAAGCAAAGAATTGTCCTTTTTTTGCAAGTGTTTCATCTATTTCTTCATAATCAATAATATCTTCTATGGCACTAATAGGGATACCAGCTTTTATATATCCCAGCACTGGTACTTTTATGCCTTTGGGTTTAGAGTCTATTTTATTTTTTTTATCGTCTTCAATTAAATCTATATAACCCGCTTTTTCATATAGGTCTAAATAATCAACATTATAGAGTGTTGCTAAATTTTTTAATAATGCAGGAGTAACTTTTCTTATTCCGTTTTCTATCATGTTTAAGTGACTGTACGTTATATCTGTTAACTCGTCTACTCTTCTAAGACTTAGGTCTTTACTTTTTCTTAATTCCTTTAGATATATTCCTAGTTCTTTTTGTGTTAACATTTTTACATCTCCTTTTAATAGTATTATAGCACGTTTGTTAACAAATGTAAATATTTTTTGAAAACTTTTTGAAAATGTGTTGACAAAGTGAAAACAATAATATATAATGTTAACAGAAAGTTAACAAGAGAGGTGATAAAATGATTGTAGTAAAAGAACCACAAAAACTAAAAGAAGATATATTGAGCTTATGCACTATAACAAGATGTGGTGAAATCGTAGGATACACTAAATCCTATATAAGTTCTATAATATCAGGAGTTAGAAATCCTAATCCAGATATATCAATAAAATTGTGTGAACTTCTAAACAAACAATTTGAAGATTATTTTTTTATTCAAACCGTTAACAAAACAATAACAAAATAGAAGTGGAATAAAGGAAATAGAAAAGAGGTGAGAAGATGAAAATAGAACTATATGAAAGGAACGGAATTGGAGAAATTAGATTAAATCATAACAAGATAGAGGGGTTAACAGGGTATAGCTATAAAAGAGGCACAGATATAATCGACATAACACTTAACATATCTGTACCAGCGGAAAATTTTAAAACTATAGGAGACTAATTTATTCCCATTGATTTTGTTATTGCAGTTGAAATTACATTTTCAGCTATTGTTTTAATTGAAGATAAAGTTTCACTACCAACTTCTTTACTTATAGATTTTACTTTATTCCAATTAGTATCTTTTCTAATGTCTGAAATAAATTCGTGACCTAAAGGAGATAAATCATTAACAATAAATATACCATCTAAAGTTTTGTGTCTGTTAGGAGTCATAATATAACCGCTCCAATCGAGTTGCTGTAAATGGTATAAAATTTCTTCATCTGAGTACTTACTTAAAAACTTAGTTTTAGACAATTGTTCTGATGTTAGTAAAGAATTAGGTTTAGATAATTCTTCAATAGCAAATAAAATATCTCTTATACAATCAGGATTAAGTTTCATAATATCACCTCGCTTTCATGGTGATATTATAACATAGAAAAAAGTAAAAAAATATCAAAATATGTCGAAAAAGAAAGAAGGTGGAAAATGTGGATAGGTTATTAACATCACAAGAAGTAAGTGAAATATTAGGAGTAAGCCAAAAAACAGTATGCTATACGCTTAATATTCCTTATGTTAAAGTAGCTGGAAAGCGAATGTATCAACGAAAAGATATAGAAAATTTTATACAAAAAAATAAACACTATAATATTGATATTATTTCATATCAGAAGAGTAATAAAAAAAGAGAATATGTAGTATAAGGGAGGTGAGAACATGTACAATTATCTAATAAGTAACAGAGAACTAATAATAGCAATATTAATAGCAAGTGTAAGAGCAGTAGCTATTGCAATATTATTCTCTGGGGTAGTACAAACTGTAATATATCAGATTACAAAAAAGATATTTGGTAAAGGTTACAGTATTTACAATGAAATAGAAAAATTTGTATTAGAAGGGTAGGGGATTATATGATAACTAGGGAAACAAGAGCAGAAAGTTTAAATGAATTAGATAAAACAAAGAGATATGAAGAAATAAGATATGCTTTAAAAAATGAAATTAATGGACTTACGGCAAGAGAATTAGCAAAAAAATTGGGAAGTGAAGAAAGAAACTATGTTGCACCGAGGCTTACGGAATTGACAAGAAAAAATGAAATTAAAGTTATAAGTAAAAGATATGATAAAAAGACAAAAAGAAATGTAGCAGTATATGCATTAAATGATAAAAAGTATTATGAACAAAAATCAGAAAAAATTGAAAAAGCATACAATAATTACTTAAATGAGAAGACAAAAGAAAACATAGAAAAATGGAAGGGAGAAGTAAGTAAAGATGTTTAATAAAAAGATAAGAGAAAATAATAGAAAATTAAGACAAAGAGTATGTGAATTAGAAGAAACTTGTAAAAATATTGATAAACTAATAGATTATAAAAATGAATGCATAGAAGAATTAAAAAGAAAACTATCAGAAAGCGAATATAGAGAAAAAATTTGGGAGAATGATAGAGAAAAGCTTAATAATGTAATATCAAATTTAATAGAAGAAAGAAATAAAAAAGCAGTAAATAATATAAAAAGCTCAAAAAAATTAGAAGCTACTGTGACAAGTAAAACAGCTTCTAACATATAAATACTATTTGATAAATACTTATATTTATATTATATCACATATGTCAATATGTCAAGGGGGTACGCAATGAATAATTTATTCTATAACATTGGATTTGTAAAAGGTTCTTTAGAATCAATATCAGATAATAAAATATTTACCTATGAAGAAATACAACAAAAGTTAAATGAAATGATATTGAAACTTGATCAGATTGCAATACAAGCAGAAGAATTAATTAATATAGAACAATCGGATATAATAAATAATTTTTAAAATTTAATTAGAAAAAAAGGGGTGATATATTGAAAGAAAGTCAAAAAAGATATTTTTGGTTAAAATTCAAAGAAGATTTTTTTAATCAAAAAGAAATAAAAAAATTGAGAAAAATCGCAGGAGGAGATACATATACAATAATATATTTAAAAATGCAATTAAAGACAATCCGAACCAACGGCATACTTGAATTTGAAGGACTAGAGGATACATTTTATGAAGAACTTGCTCTTGATTTAGATGAAGATGTTGAAAATGTAAAAGTTACATTAGCTTTTTTGTCAACACATGGAATGTTAGAACAAATTAGTTCAGATGAATATATTTTACCAAGAGTTTTGGATTGTATAGGATCAGAAACAAAAGTAGCTGAAAGGGTAAGAAAGTATAGAGCTAATAAAAAATTAGAGGAACAACAAAAGTTACAATGTAACAGTGGAGTAACAAATAGTAACACAGATATAGAGAAAGATATAGATATAGAAGATAAATATATATGCTCAATTTGTTGTTGTAAAATAAAAGAAAATGAGTTTAAAAAATATCATAAAAAATGTTATAACTGCTATTTAGAAGAAAAATTTAATATTTTTTGGAATGAATATCCTAAAAGGGTTGGTAAAGAAAAAGCGAAGAAAGCTTTCTTTAAGACTTGTTTAGATGATGTAGTATTCAGTGAAATGTTAGAAGCACTAAATAAATTTAAAATGACATCCGATTGGAAAAAAGAAAAAGGTCAATATATTCCCTATCCAGCCTCATGGCTTAATCAAAAGCGCTGGGAAGATGAATTTAATTTCGGAATAGATGAGAGTAAAATAGAGAATAATCATGATGAAATAGATTCTGAAGTTGAAAAAAGATTTATGAATATAGTTGGTGCAAAATATGAATAGTGGAATTGAGTTTTTAGAAAATAATATAATTGCAGCTTTTATAACAGATAAATCATCTCATTATAAAATTAAAGAATTAAGCGAAGAATTTTTTATGACTGAAAAATCGAAAAAAATATTTAAAACAATAAAAAATCTTTTCTTAAATCATGAAGAAATAAATATTATAACTATAACAAATAAGCTAACAAATGGGAAAAATAGTACAAAAATTTTAGAAGAACTTATAAAAATAACGGATAATGTTGTTATTAATGTTAATATAGATACTCATATAGAAAAGTTAAAAGATATTCATTTAAGGAATAAAATACAAAAAATAATTATTAATACAGCAAAAAAAATAAACAATGTAGAATTTGATGTTCAAGATATAAAAAAAGAATTGATTAAAAATTTAACATCTATAAAAGACGACAGACAATTAGATAATGCTGAAAGTATACAAGATAGTTTTACAAAAACATTAGATGACATTGAAAATAAACATAATAAAAGTGAAGATTTTTCGTATTTCACAGGCTTTTTTGAATTAGATAAATTAACAGATGGTTTACATGAAAACGAATTAACTGCAATTGGAGCACGACCTGGCATAGGAAAAACAGCATTTGCAATAAATATAGCTACAAATATAGCAAAAAAGAAAAGAAAAGTATATTTTTGCAGTTTAGAAATGAGTTCTGAACAATTAATGCAAAGAATAATTGCAAATTATTGCAGTATTAATACACAATTTTTAAGAACTGGAAGAATACAAGATAATGAAGTTATTAAGATAGCAGATCAAACTAATGATATTTTAAATTTAAATTTAAAAATAGATACAAAAACAAGGGAAATTGAAGAATTAGAAAATATTGTAATTAATTTAAAAGATAAAAATGAAATTGATTTACTCATAATAGATTATTTAACTTTATTAAAAAGTAGAGAAAAATATATGAGTAGAGAATTAGAAGTTGCTGATATAAGTAGAAAATTAAAATTACTTGCTCTTGATTTACATATACCTATAATTATTTTAGTTCAGCTAAATAGAGATGCAGAAAATAAAGTTCCAAGCATGTCTAATATAAGAGAATCGGGAAGCATTGAACAAAATTGTGATAATATAATTTTTTTACATAAAGAAGATAACGAAAAAAAACTGGTAGAAAATATAAAAGTTATATTAGAGAAGCAGAGACAAGGAGGAACAGGTGTAGTTGAACTTAAATTTGATAAAAAATACTCAAGATTTTCTAATAAATTTTAAAAAAGAGGTGAAATATGAATACAGTACAACCCATACGTGATTTGGATACAATTCATGCTATTCAAAGAGATTTAAAAGAAAATAACTTTAGAAATTATTTGATGTTTGAGATTGGAATTTACATTGGAATAAGAATATCAGATATTTTAAATATTAAAGTAAAAGATATAAAGAATAAAAATTATTTAAAATTAAGAGAAATAAAAACAGGAAAAGAAAAATTAATGCCTGTTCCAAATCATTTAAAAAAAGAAATAAATATGTATATAGAAAAGACATTGTTAAATGATGAGGAATATTTGTTTAAAAGTAAAAAAAGAAAAATTAAGCCAATTACACGTGTACAAGCTTATAATATTTTAAAAAGAATTGCAAAGAAATACAAACTTGAAAGCATAGGCACACATACGTTAAGAAAAACATTCGGATATCATTTTTATAAGAAAACACAGGATGTTGCATTACTTATGACTATATTTAATCATTCAGATCCAAGCATAACCTTGCGATATATAGGAATAGAACAAGATAATGTAAATAAGAGCTTAAAAAACTTTAAATATTGATTATAAATATTTTTATTTATGATCTTATTTAACATAAATAGAAAATGTTAAATAAGCTAATAAGAAATTAAAAAAATGCTTGAAAAAATAATAAAAAAACAATACATCTTAATTTAACAAAATATAAGATATGTTAAATAAAAAGGGGTGAATTTTAAATGATAAAATTTTGTAGAAGTGCTGCTGACGAAAATAGAATTAAATATGAAAGACAAAAGTTTCTAAATGAGTGTTATGAAATAATAATAGACGCACAGGCTGAAAAAATTAGAAAATTAAAAGAAGAGAATAATGCTTATAAAATTTTATTAACAAAAGAATTAAATAAATGGGAGGAGTAAATAAGATATGAAAGAAGATAAAATTGGGACAATTCTAATGGTTTTGTTTTTTATATTAATAATTGTAATGGCTATTATTCTGGATAATGGTGATAATTATATATATGAATGTTCAGATTATGATAGCAATATAGTTTATTGTAAAGATGTTAGAATTGGATATAGTGGTGCTTGGGGAGAAATGAAAGATGGTACAAGTATAGCTATAACAAGTTATAAGAAAATTAATAAAAAGGATATGATAACAAGTAAGGAGTAAATAAGATATGCTAGTACCAATAGTAGATATGAAAGAATTTGAAAAAATTGGATTTAAAAAATGTAAAAAACCTTATGATAGTTATTATTATCTATGCTTTTCAAGAGGAATACAATACATATTTTTAAGTCCTGTAATGATAGATATTAATAAATGGGAAGATACAGACCCACGAATACACAAAAATGCTAATTGCAGATACAGTGATAGAAGAACAGCACAAGATTTTATGTGCGAATTAATATTAAATGGAATGGTAACATGTGAATATTTGGTTGAGAGGAGTAAATAAGATATGAAAGTTAAAGAATTAATACAAAAATTGAATAAATATGATAAAGAAAAAGAAGTTGTAATAAGATTTGGGCTAAGTCAAAATGATGATGTAGGTTATGTATTAGAAACGTTTGAAACAGGAGAATATGGAGATAATGCTGCGATATATGCAGAGTATACAGCAACAGTACAAGATTGTGATTTTATGGGGCAAATAGATTTGAAAAAAGCATATGAACATGAGCTAGAGAGGAGTGATACATAGTGGAAGAATATGAGTTTGAAAATTATTATAAATTACCAAAAATAATTTTAGATATAATGAATTGGTTATGCACTACTAGATTTTATGAGAATACTTTTAAAAAAAGAAAAAAAGGGTATGAATGTATTGAAGAAAATTTCAAATTTTGCGATTTTGAAGTATTAAATGGAACACTTGAGAATCCAGAAATAATAAAAATTGGAGAAATACCTCATTACTTAGGTGACCATGAAAAAACAATAATTATAAATTTTAAAAATAAAGAGCATTGTTATTTAACAAGAGGATATGCGACTGGATTATATGCATGTAAAGTTATTGCAAATAAATATCCTATACCAAAATATATGGAAAAAGATTTATATAATTTTATAAGTGAGTTTAGGAGGCGTTTTAAGTGAAAGAAAATAGTATAGAAGAAGATATAAAAAATGCGGAACATTTTATAAAATCTATAAAAACAGATAAAGAGTATAAAGAAGAAAATGGTTGGCACGGATATTACAATAAAGAAATTGTAGAATTAGCAAGAATGTTAGAACATATTTTATCAGATTATAAAAGAGTATTAAAGGAGAATGAAAAATTAAATATAAGATTACAAACCATTGGAAATATATTAACTACTAAAGACCGAAAACACAGTCGGCGTAGTAACAAGAATTGGCGTAGTATGTGAAAATGGAGAATATGACTTTAAAATATCCATAAATGAAGGACAATATAAAGAATATACAGATAGTATTCATAATTTTATTATTTATTAAATGAAGGTGAGAAAATGAAATTAGATTATATACCAATATACAAAGGTGAAATGTTACCAACAAAAACTATGTGGTTTCATACAAAAGGAACTATTCCTTTTGGAGCAACAAACATAGAAGATTTTAGAAATAAAATGATTGAATCAGCATTGAATAGCACTTATTTAGCAGACGCTAATTGTGTGATTGTAATAGAAAATGGTCAAGTAATAGATATTATTCAAAAAAAAAAATAGCACAAGAAAAAATATTTAAGAAAATCAATTAGGAGGTATTTTAAGTGAAAGAAAATAATATAGAAGAAGATATAAAGGTGTTAGGAAAACTAAAAAATAAAGAAATCTATGAATATAATTTACCAATTTGTAGTAATTTACGGAGTTTGTGCATTAAATGAAAAAGAAAAGCAAGCCGTGGAGCATATTTTATCAGATTATAAAAGAGTATTAAAAGAGAATGAAGAGTGGGATAGAAAGTTTTGTGATTTACAGAATTTATATTTTAAATTACAGGATGAATCGGAATTAAAACGAAAAGAATATCAAGAAACATACAAAGATGTTAGAGAAGAACTTAAAGAATTAAAAAAGGAGAATGAAGAATTAAAAGAAAGAAATTACATACCAAAATCAGTAATACAAGATAAGATAGAAGAAATAATAAATAATTCTACGTTTGGATGTGTTGGTTGTGAATGGAATGATATAGAAGTAGTTCAACTATTAGAAAATATGTTATTAGATAGGAGGGACAAGTAATATGTTTAAAAGAATAAAAAAATTAGAAAATGAAATTAAAGATTCAAAAATAGAAATAAAAGATTTAAAAGAAAAACTAAACGATTTAAAAGAAAAACTGTATGAAATTTTAGATAAACAAAAAATAAATGAATTAAGTAAAAAATATAAAGCTAAAATCAATGTCAGATACCTGTATGGACGTTATTTTTTAGAAATAAATAATCATACTGTTGTAGATACACATTGTATAATTGATTGTCATGAATATATACAAAGTAGAGAATTTGAAAGAGATATAAAAGCTTTTCTATATAAAAGCAATAAGGGGGAATAAAAATGGCAAGCGTAACACAATGTGATGTATGCGGTAATATAGTTAAACATGAAAATAGTAAACGTGTTAAAATTTATGATGTTGATGTACTTGGACATGTATGCGGATGTCTAGTAAATAAAGATATATGTTTAAACTGTTATGAAAAAATAAAAAAAAATTTAAAAATAAAATAGAGGAGGAAAAGTAATATGATAAGGAAAACGTTATATCCAAAAACAGAGAGGGTAAAAGTAGATAGTAATAATAAATGTGAGATAACAGAAAAAATAGATGGAAGTAATTTATGTTTGTTTAAGGTAAAATGTAAATTATATATAGCACAAAGGAATAATATTATAGCAATGGATGAATTAGAAGAAAATAAAAATATGTTATATAAGGGGCTATATAATTGGTTAATGGAACATAAAGATTTCTTACAAAATGAATTAAGAGAATCATCATGCATATGTGGTGAATGGATAGGAATGGGTAAACTAAAATATTCTGTTGATGAATTTGATAAAAGATTTTACATTTTTGCTAAGGCAAATGTTAATGAAAATATGGAGTTGTATAATCTAAGATATTATCATGAATTGTTTATATATTCTTTTGAATCTTTAAAAATACCAAATTTTATTGGGGTAGTACCAATAGCATACGAAATGGGAGTAATACCAGACAAAAATAAGTTAGATGAGTTATATGACAACTATTGTAAAAAGACAAACAGAAATGTAGAGGGTTTTGTAGTTAACTATGAAAATAGAATAACAAAATATGTAAGAATGAAAAATGGTAAATTAACAGAACATTTTGATAGAGGTGAATAATATATGAATAAATACATTTATATAATATCAGTATTAAGTATATTTACAATACTAAGTATTATAAGTTCAGTAGCAGATAAAAAGAAAATTGATTATGTAGCAAATGAATATAAAAATTTACAAGAAGAAAAGACAAGCTTACTAAAAGAAATAAAAGAGTTAAAAGAAGAAAATAACGCTTTTAGAAGTGTAATAGACACTTACAATATACCAAACAATTTAGATACTAGATTTGAAGTTGAATAAAAAAATGGAGGTAGGTATATGGATAAAAAAATTAGCATTGAGGTAAGAAGATATTTAGAAAGAGAATTAAAAGATTATAAAGATAATAAAAATATAATTGAAGAGTTAAGATTAGATATAATAGAAGAATGTCCTAAAATCACCTTGGGTGTGCCTGGGAGTCCTAACAAAGGAAATGAAGGACAAACTACTAAGGTTTATAATTTAATTACGAATAAAATGATAACTAGATTACAAGCAATGTGTAAAAAGATACATAAAGTTTTGGAAGGATTAAGCGGTGAACAATATGAATTATATGTAAGGCATTTTGAAAAAGGAGAAAGTAAAACAAAAGTATGTATAGAAATGCACATTGGAGAAGCTACATTCCATAGATATAAAAATAAGATTATTTATAGCTTAGCTGAAGAATTGGGTTTTATTTGATAGAAAATTGATAGTTTTTGAACCTTGTCAAGTGGTATAATTAGTATAGTGAAGAGTATCGGAAAACTCTTTTCTAGGAAATTAACCGATAAAAAAGCATTGGTAGTATGCTAATTACTACCACCAAGCCCATAAAACAAAAAGGGCATTTACAGCAAGAATAGACTAGTAACTGACTTGCTTTTCAATTCTCTCTTAATCGTCAAAAAAATAAAGACGATTAGTTCTAGACTTGAGAGAATTGCTATTTTGAATGCAAACAAGGGAAACCTTAGTTTTTTTATAATCAACCTCTTGGCACTATCTATTATGGTAGTGCTATTATTATTCATACAAATTTCATGAGGTGCCAAACAATTTTCACAAGATTACATACAACACTTGACAATGTATATCATTAATGTTATAATGTAGGTACAATAAGAAGACAATTTATGTAATCTTGTTGAACCATTGATTAAAATGTACTCATTTTAATCACTCCTTTCATTTCGAAAGGGTAAATTCAGTTATATTGAATATCAGAAGATAGTTTGCCGACTATCTTCTCTTTTTTAGTATACTTAGCCAAAAAAGTGAATATAATAAAAAAGAAAGCCCTGCTTTGCCGAGCAGCGCCTAAGAATAATCTTACATTTATTTAAGTTTGTTGCTAAAAAATACAATTATAGTATATATAATTGTAAGTAATCCAGTAATAGCAACAATAAAGTCAGTAAATTCAGTCATTGAATATCCTCCCTTCTGCTCTAATAGATACAGAGAAAAAAGGATAAAAGAGACTCTCTACTCTAACGAATAGAAAAGAGCAATTACATTATAACACTTGCTAATATTACAAGTCAACAAAATATGACAACAAATTAAAAATATACAATGTAGTCCAAAACGGGCTACTTTTTTAATGCTTATTTTATAAAACAAAATGAGCAATAAAAAGGTAGTGATACTATGACAAAAGAAGAATATCGAAATTATCTGTGTAAACATTGTATAAGATACAATTGTAAAGAAAATATATGTGAATTAGATAAAGATACATACAAAGTATATAAATGTACTGAATATGTATCTATTTTTCTCTGCAATAAAAGAAATTGTAGAGAATGTGGGAAATGTAAGGAGTGATTATTTATGAAAGTAAAAGCATTAGATACATATAAAAGATTAAATATAAGAGACGCAGAATTAGATAAAATACCTGAAGCTGGAGAAATATTTGAAATCACAAAAGAAAGATATTATGTACTTACACATAATAATGCATATAATGAAGTATTTGTTGAAGAAGTACATGAAATAGAAACAGCAGTAAAGAAAAATAAATCAGAAAAGGCAATTAAGAAAGTAAAGTAATTATGACATACAGAGATGATCCAAACGTTGCTAAGAAATATAAATCAAAAAGATGGCAAAAGTTAAGAAAGCAAAAACTTATTTTAGATCCATTTTGTGAAAGATGCTTAAAGAAGAATATATATAGTGCAACATATTTTATACATCATAAAGAATATGTAACTGATAAAAATTATGAAGACGATGAAATATTTTTTAACATAGATAATTTAGAAAGCTTATGCAAGAAGTGCCATAACGAAGAACACTTTAAAGAAAAGTTTGATGAATATATATTTGATGAGAATGGAGATTTGATAAAGAATGAATAAGACTAAAATATATAGTTGCAATTATAAATTAAATAATCAATGCAAAAAAAAATGTTGCAAACACAAAGACGGGAAAGAAGGATGTACTAATACAACTCAATGGAAATATGCCAAAAGAACACCATTAAACTATATAAAAAGAATAATAAACAATATATGTTTGATGAAAAGGAGTTTTAGCAAAAAATGATTAAAAATAATACTTGTACATTAAATGTAGATATACAAACAGATAATGCATTAAAACAATTAAGACAAATAAAACAAGAAGTAAAAAGAGTTGTCAAAGAATGCACTTATGAAATAAAAAAATTAAAACTAAAAAGAAAAGATATATTAATTGTTAAGATGGATTCGTTTTTGAAAGACGATGATAAAGATAGATTAGAAAAAAGATTAAAGAAGAAGCTACATAGAAAAGTTTTAGTTTTAGATAATTCAGTAAAAGAAATAGAAACGGTTAATAGATAAGATATCCCCCCATAAGCTAGTAAAACCAATGTGTATGGGAGAACGGTGGAAGGGCACTCAAAAAATACGCATGTTAATTTGCGTGAGGGGTGTAGGTAAGGTGGTGATATAAGTGCAAGATAAGACTATAGAAAAACGAGTAAAAAGTAAACAAAATAAATTAAAAAAGCTATTCAAAGATATTGAAGAAAACAAAAAAAATTTAGTTGAAAGTTTAATATATAATGCTGCATTTATGTCAGTAAAATTAGAAGATTTAATAAAACATATAAGTGAAAATGGCATAAAAGATAAATATAAAAATGGAGAAAATCAGTTTGGATATAAAGAATCTGTTGAAATGAAAACTTATAACACAATTATTAAAAATTATACTAATGTTATAAAACAATTAACAGATTTACTACCTGAGAAGAAACAAAAGGAAATAGGAGATGAATTAGATAAATTCAATGATGAAATATGCTAACATATATAGAAGAATACTATCAATTTTTGTTAAAGAATCCAGATAAAGCTAATCATAAAATATTGGTTACATATGAGAAACTTGTAAGGGATATATATAATCCTGTTCAAGTTTCTTTTTTTAATGAAATATCAGAAGAAAATGAAACACATACATATATATTTAATTTAGAAAAGAGTATGAGACCTATACAGTTTATTGAAAAATTTTGCAAACACTCTAAAGGAAAATGGGCTGGTAAAGCTGTAATTCTTGAGTTGTGGCAAAAAGCTTTCATTCAAGCTTTGTTTGGATTTGTTGATAAAGACACAGGATTAAGAAAATATAAAAAAGGGATTTTATTTGTAGCAAGAAAAAACGGTAAATCAACAATAGATGCAGGACTTGGAAATTATATGTTAGTGTCATCAGGTGAAGGTGGTGCAGAAGTTTATTCTATAGCTACTAAAAAAGAACAAGCAAAAGTTGTTTGGGAAGAAGCAAAAAGAATGATAAAAAAATCCCCTGCACTCGCTAAAAGAATACGTACTTTAGTTGGAGGACTATATTATGATAAAACGGAATCTTTCTTTAAAGCTTTAGCATCAGATTCTAATTCTTTAGATGGTTTAAATGCATTTTTTGTAATAGGTGATGAAATACATGCATGGAAAGATAAAAACTTACTCGATGTTATGTTTGATTCTATGTCTGCAAGAGAAGAGCCTTTATTTCTAGAAACATCTACAATGGGAACTATAAGAGAAAATGTGTTTGACAATGAATATGAATATGCTTGTGGAATAATAGAAGGATATGAAGGACTAGAAAGTGGTATTTTTGATGAAACAGTACTACCAATAATTTACGAATTGGACAATCCTAATGAGTGGCAAGATGAGAAAAAATGGTATAAAGCTAACCCTGGACTAGGAACAATAAAAAATATAAAAGATTTAAGAGATAAAGTGAATAGAGCTAAAAATAATCCTACAGAACTTACAAATTTACTTTGTAAAGATTTTAACATAAGACAAAATGACCAAGATAAATGGTTAACTTTTGATATTGCAAATAATGAAAATACTTATAATATTGAAGAGTTGTTTGACACTTACGCAATTGGCGGAGTTGATTTATCTAGTACAACGGATTTAACATGTGCAACATTATTAATTGTAAAAAAAAGAAAGAAATATGTTATGCAACAATATTTTATAGCAAGCGAAAGATTAGAGTTTAAAATAAAAGATGACAAGATACCATATGATAAATGGGAAAAAAGAGGACTTGTAACAGTTTGTGAAGGAGCAAAAGTTGATTATTCAAAAGTAACAGAATGGTTTTTAAATATAAAAAATCAATATGAAATTGCACCTTTGTGGGTAGGCTATGACCCTTGGAACTCAAATTATTGGGTAGAAGAAATGAAAGAAAATGGATTTGAAATGATAGAAGTAAGACAAGGTGCAAAAACAATGTCTAATCCAATGAAATTATTAGAGGCTGACTTAATAGAAAAAAATGTAAACTATAATAATAATCCAGTTTTAAAATGGTGTTTATGTAACACTGCTGTAAAAAGAGATGAAAATGATAACATAAGACCAATTAAAGGGCAAAAACAAAGGGCAAGAATAGATGGCACAGTAAGTTTAATAATAGCTTACTGTGTTTTATTTGACAAAATGAACGATTATTTAGCGTTACAGGAGGTGTGAAATGAAAAAAGAAAAACGTAGCTTATTCAATATGATATTTGGTAATAAAATTCAAAATATGGTTAATGAAACCACGCTAAAATTGTTGAGTGGATATAATGCAACATATACAGACATAACAGATGATATTAATGAAAATATAATAGCTAAAGAATGTATTAATGTAATAGCAACACATTGTGCAAAAATGATACCGAAGCATTACCAACAGAATGGAAATTTAAAAAATCATATTTCGGGGCAGATAAATTATATTATCAGTGTAAAGCCAAATCCGTTCATGACTACATATGACTTCATATATAAAATAATGAGCTTGTTATTAGCACAAAACAATGAATATATATACATAGACATAGACGATAAAGGATATTTAAGGGGACTATATCCACTAAATCCATTATTTTGCACATTAGTAGAATATGAAAACGAAGTGTGGCTTAAATTTCAGTTTATAGATGGGAACACATACTATGTAAAATATAACAGGATAATCCATTTAAGAAATTTTTATAATAAACATGACTTTTATGGAGATACAAATCAGGTATTGAATAATGCTATTGAAACTCAAACAGTTGCAGACGATGGAATAAAGAATGCAATTAAAATAAGTGCATCATTAAGAGGAGTTATAAGAGCAGCAAATGCAATATTAAAAGACAAAGACATAAAAAATATGAAAGATAATTTTGTTCAAAGCTTATTATCAAGCACGGATGGAATTGGAAGTTTAGATGCAAGAATGGATTTTAAAGAAATTAATTTAAATCCGGTTTTACTTGAAAAAGAACAACTTGAAATGGTAAATGGAAATATATATGGATACTTCATGCTATCAGAAAATATTATAAAAAGCAAATATACAGCAGATGAATGGAATGCTTTTTATGAAAGCGTTTTAGAGCCACGTGCAATCCAAATGGGGCAAGCATTTACAAACGCAATATTCAGTGAAAAGGCAATAAAAGAAGGACATCGAATAGAGTTTTCAGTAAATCGTATAAAATATGCAAAAACAGACACAAAAATAACTTTAATAAAAGAAGCAGGAGCATTAGGGTTAATAACAGTCGATGAAGGCAGAGAAATATTAGATTTACCAGCAATTGGTGGAGAAGAAGGAAAGAAAAGGTTACAGACGTTAAATGTAATAAATGCAAATTTAGCAGATCAATATCAAGGAGGTGGAAAAGATGGAAAAAGCGATAAAGGAAATGAGGATTAGTGAATTAAGAGCATTACAAGAAGATTCAGATGAAATGATAATTGAGGGATATGCGGCAGTATTTGAACAAGAAACAGATTTGGGATGGTGTAAAGAAATTATTAGTAGGGAAGCTTTTAATGATTGTAATATGTCTGACTGCGTACTTAAATATAATCATAATGACAATTGCTTAATTTTAGCTAGAACTAGAAATAAAAGTTTAGAATTAATAGTAGACAGCAAGGGATTAAAAATAAGAGCAAAATTAATAGATACAACACAAAATAGAGATATATACAAAATGATACGAGCAGGCTTACTTGATAAAATGAGTTTTGCATTTTCTGTTAGAAAACAAGAATGGGATTATGAAACTGATACAAGAAGAATTACTGAAATTTCACAATTATTTGATGTATCTGTAGTTGATATTCCGGCTTATGACGGCACAGAAATATATGCAAGAAGTAAAGAAACATATGAAAAAGAAAAAAGAAAATATCAAGAATTTAAAAATGAAAAAGAGAGATTAAAATTATTATTAAGTTTATAATCTCGACAAAAGAAGCGGTGGTAGAACTGCTTCTTTTTTGATTGGTAGAAATCAAATAGAGATTTTATAAAAAATGGTGGTAGAACTGTTAAAAAATAGGAGGGTTAAAAATGACTTTAGAAGAGTTAAATGAAAAAAAAGAAGAATTAAGAAAAAGATTAAAAAATGCTAAACCAGAAGAATTAGCAGAAATTAGAAAAGAAATTGAAGAACTAGAAGATGTTGAAATTAAAGAAGAAAAACAAGAAGGAGAAATAGACGAAAGAAATTTATTAAAAGGAGCAATTGAAGATTTAGAAAAAAGAAATATAAAAACTTCAAAAGTAAAAGAGATTAAAAAACCAGTTAAGGAGGAAAGAAAAGTGGAAGAAAAAGAATTAATTGAACAAAGAGCAAAAGATTTAAAAGAAGGAAAAACTGTTAGCATTGCTTTTGATAACGGAGAACAAAGAAGTGTAACAGTACAAGGTGGAACTATACTTGTACCTAAAAAATATAAAAATGAGATTTCAGAAAGCTTTAATGCTGTATCTGGAATGGTTGATATGTTAAATACTGTTCCACTAAACGGAGGAGATTCTTACAATGTAGCTTTTGAAAAAGGATATGGAGAAGGAGATTACACTACTGAAGGTGGAGAATACCAAGATGTAGATGTTGAAACAGATTATGTTGAAACAGGTAGAGCAAAAATAACATCTTATATAGAAGTAACAAAAGAAGTTAAGAAATTACCTTCTGCTGCATATTTAGCATTAATATCAAAGAGAGTAACAAGTTCAATTAAAAAGAAAATAGGAGCACAAGCAATTGTAGGAGCTGGAACAACAAATACAATAAAAGGTATTTATAATGCAGATACAAAAGTAATGCCAACTGATGCAAAAACAAGTGATATAGAATTATCAGCAATAGATGCAGATACATTAAACGAAATTACATTTGCATACGGTGGAAATGAAGATGTAGAAGCACCACAAGCATTAATATTATCTAAAGACGACCTAAAAACATTTGCAAAAGTAAAAACAACAGATGGGAAATTTGTATATAGTATAACAAAAAATGGAGCAAGAGGAACAATATCTTATAAAGACGGAGGGCTAGCAGTACCATTTGTTATAAATTCAGCTTGCAATTCAATATCAAACAAAGCAACAACTGCTGGAAAATACACAATGATTTATGGATCTTTAATGGACTTTGAATTACCTGTATTTTCAGACTTAGAAGTTCAAGAGAGCACAGATTATCAATTTAAAAAAGGTATGATTTGTTATAGAGCTGATGCTATAGTTGGTGGAACTGTATCTAAATATAATGGATTTGTAAGAGTAAAAAAAGGCACTACTAGTGTTTAATGAAAAATAAGGAGGAGATTGTATGTCTGAATTGCTAAAATTGTGTAAGCAATGTTTAAGCATAGTCGAAACATCTACATATAAAGATGATGAAATAAGACTTTTGATAAAAATGGCAATGAGTGACTTGAAAAGACAAGGTATTGATGTAAACGTAAATGACAGTCTTATACAAGGAACAATAGCTATGTTTGTAAAAGCAAATTTTGGGATGGTAGATATCAAAGAAAAAGAACTTGCACAGAGGATGTACAATCTTCTATGTAATAATTTAAGTCTAAGTTCAGAGTATAAGGAGGCAGAGAGATAATGAGAGATGTAGTTTGTTATCTTATATCTACTTCATATGAATCTGACGAAATTGGTAATCAAATTGCTAAAGAAACTAATCAAGAAGTACCAATTATAAAGGTTGAATTTGTTGGTATGAATGAGTTTTATGAAGCAAATGAAAGAGGATTAAAGCCGAGTCTTCAACTTAGAATAAGTTCATTAAATTATAATCAACAAAAAAAATTAGAATATATGAAAACTATTTATACTATTATAAGAACAAAAATACCAAATGCAGATGAAATTTTGCTAATTTGCGAAAGGAAAGAAGCAGATGGCTAATAGTATAGATGTTAATTTACTTTCAAAAGAGGTTATGGAATATCTTGAAAATTATGTTGAAGATATAGAAGAACAAGTTGAAACAGTTACGAATGAAGTTTGTAAAGATGCAGTAAAAGAATTAAAAGAAAAATCACCTCGCGAAAAAGGGAAAAGAAAAAAACCTTATTATAAAGGTTGGAGAATAAAGAAAGATAAATTAGGTGGGAAAATATATAAAGTAAAAATATATAATGCAACTAATTATCAGTTAACACATTTGCTTGAATTTGGTCATGCTACTGTTAATGGTGGCCATACTGAAGCAATACCTCATATAAGACCTGTTGAAAAAAAATACAAAAAAATATTTGAGGAGAAAATAAAGAAAGCAATCAGGAGGGAAAGCAATTGAAGAATTTAGAAGAGTTAAAAAATAGAGCTATTGAGAACGGATTTAAATATGCGTATGGAAGGTTTGAAGAAGAAGTTACACCGCCTCACTTGATTGTTACATCTCCCGAAAGTGACAATTTTTCTGCAGATGATAAAGTATTTTTAAAAGTAAATAGTTTAATACTTGAACTTACAACTACAAAGAAAGACTTAGAAATTGAAAACAAAATTGAAGAAAATATTCTATACGATGTCGTGTGGAGTAAAGAAGAGACTAACATTGATGATGAAAATGTCTACAATGTTAGTTATTTTTTTGAAATTTAAAGGAGGAAAAAACAATGAGTAAAAACAAAGTTAAATTTGGATTAAAAAATGTACATTTTGCAAAAATGATTGTATCAGAAGAAGACGGAAGCATAAGTTATGCAACACCTGTCAGAATACCTGGGGCAGTCAATTTGAGTTTAGATCCACAGGGTGACAAGGCTGATTTTAATGCTGATGATGTTGTATTTTTTAGCGATTATGCAAATAATGGATATTCTGGAGATTTAGAAGTTGCAAAAATACCTGATGAATTTTTAAAAGAAATATTAGGTCAAGCTGTTGATACAAACGGAGCACTAATAGAATCATCTGAGGATAAATCATCAAAATTTGCATTAATGTTTGAAGTGAATGGAGATGTAAATGCTAAAAGAGTTGTTTATTATAATTGTTCTGCAAGTAGACCAAAAGCTGAAGCTTCTACAGTAGGTGAAACAAAAGAGCCTAAGACAGACACAATCACAATTACTGCTAGTGCTAGAAGTACAGATAATCTTGTAAGAGCTTCATTAGAACCAAACGAAAAAAATCAAACAGTATATGATAATTTTTATAAAAAAGTTTATGAAAAAAATGGCACTGCTAGCGTTTAGGAGGTATAAATGAAAACTATAAAAATATGTGATAAAGAGTATGATATAGATTGCAATGCTTTAACTTTTTTGCAATTTAAAAAAGTTTTTGGAATAGGTATTTTTAAAGATATACAAACTTTAAAGACTTTCTTTGCAAAACAAGCTGAGAAAATTGTAGCTTTAAAAGAAAAAGGATTAAACGAAGTAGATATAGAAAAAGTTCTAAATGAAGAAATTTTAGACTATGTTGATGACTTTGTAGAAGCTATTACAAGAATTGCATATATTTTAATTTATACAGCAAATAGCAAATTTAAAAGTTATGAAGATTTTATGAAAGATATTCCAAAGTTATCTATAGATGATGAATGGATCGCCGAGGTAACCGAATTTGCGGTCGAGAAATTTTGTTGATGAAGAATTAATAAAAGAGTTTGAAAAAATTGAATGTTCTGGAGATAGTGAAGAGGTTTTTCCTGAACATTCTTTTATTGCCTTGGCCTTTAAAATTGGACTTAATATTAATGATTTAAAAGAATTAACTTATGTGGATGTAATGAAAATATTAATTAGTTACATTGATAAAAAGAGTGAGGAACAAAAACCTTCTCAAGAACAAATAAATATGTTGACAGGCTAGAGAAAATCTAGTCTGTCAATTTTTCAGGAGGGGAAAAATGGCAGGAAGCATAAAAGGAATAATAGTAGAAATAGGTGGAGACACAAGTAGTCTTCAAAAAGCATTAAGTAAAGTTAATTCTGCAACATCGAGTTTAAGCAAGGAATTAACAGGAATTAATCGTTTGCTTAAGCTTGATCCAAAAAGCACGGAATTATTAAGTCAAAAACAAGCAGTTTTAAGCGAAAATATTGAAACAACAAAAAATAAATTAGCACAATTACAAGATATTCAAGAACAAGCTTTGCAAAAAGGTATTGACAAAAATAAAGAGCAACAAGAAAATTGGAGAGCATTACAAAGAACTATAGATAGTACAAAAATAAAATTAAATAAATTACTATTAGAGCAAGATGGTTGGAATGTAAATGGCAAAAAAATAGAAGAGTTTGGAGAAAAAATAGTAAAAGTAAATTCTAAAATTGATAATTTAGGCAGTAAATTTACTACTAGACTTACATTACCAATTGTTGCTTTAGGAACTATAGTAACAAAATCAGCTATGGAACAGGAAGCATCCATTCAGCAAGTTGAAAAAATTTATGGAGAAGCTTCTGATACAATAAAAGAGTTTGCTAATAATACAGCATTAAGCTATAATATGTCTTCAAAAAGTGCCTATAAATATTCGCAAATTTTTGGTAATTTGATACAATCTATGACTGATGATCAATCTAAAAATGCACAATATACACAAGATTTACTTAAAGCATCATCTGTAATCGCCTCAGCAACAGGCAGAACAATGGAAGATGTAATGGATAGGATACGTTCTGGTTTGCTTGGAAATACTGAAGCAATTGAAGATTTAGGAGTAAACGTTAATGTTTCGCTACTAGAGAGTACAGAGGCTTTTAGAAGATTTGCTGGAGATAAAAGTTGGAATCAATTAGATTTTCAAACACAACAACAAATTAGATTGTTTGGTATATTAGAGCAGACTACTAAAAAGTATGGAGATGAAGTAAATGTAAATACTACATCTAAAGTACAAAAATTAACTTCTAAATTAGAAAACATGGGAAGTAAACTATCGTCAAAGTTGTTACCAATAGCAGATAAATGGATAGATAGAGCAGATAAATGGATCAAAAAATTAGAAAAATTAGATGATAAAACATTAGATAATATTATAAAAATAGGTTTGTTCGTTGCAGCAGCTGGACCTTTTATTACTATTTTTAGTAAAATTGGTACTGTATCAGGAAATACGATAAAGTATTTAGGTAAATTTGCACAAAAAATAGGGGAATTAGATGTAAAATCTAAAACGGCGACTACAACATTTTCAAAATTTTCAAATGGATTAGGAAGTTTCGCAGGAAAAGCGTCTTTAGTAGCATTAGGCACAGGCACTATAATTGGAATTTTAACTTCATTAGATAAAAAAATAAATGAAACAGTTCAGAAATCTTTAAGTGCATCAGACGATTTTATCAATAACATAAGTATGCAAAATCAAGCAAGGCAAAATAATATTGATGCAATAAATGAAACATTAAATGCAAATTTATCTGAAATTAATAATGTTAAGTCTCTAAAAAAAGAGCTCTCTGGTTTAGTAGATGAAAACGGAAAAGTTAAAGAAGGCTATGAATTAAGAACAAAATTTATTTTAAATGAATTAAATAAAGCACTTGGGACAGAATATTCACAAACTGATAATATTATAAATAATTATAGAAATTTACAAGATGAAATTGATAAACTAATACTAAAAAAGAAAGCACAGATCATACTTGACGCAAACGAAGAAAAATATAAAGATGCAATAAAAAATAAAACAAAACTGTATGAAGAATTTTTAGATACTCAAAATGCTATAGCTCTGAAAAAACAAGAAATAGCGGATATTGACTCTAAGTATTATTTGTTCGAAGGTTCAAGATTAGCTGATTTAAAAAAAGCAGAAGATCAGTATAATGAGCTAAATAATGTTTTAGAAAAACAGACAAAACAAATTAAAGAATATAATTATGATATTCAAAAATATGAAGAAAATTCAAAACTCGCAATGAATGGGACAACTGAAGATTTAAAAAAAATTGAGCAATCAACAGTTGAAACATATAGAAGTGTGACAAATACACAAGAGCTAGAATTATCTAAAAGAATAAAAAATGAAACTGATAATTTAAATCAAAAGAAAAAAATATATGATATAGAAAAACAAGTTAATAAAGATGCAAAAAATTCAATATATGCAACGAACGTAGAAGAATCTCAAAAAAATGTATCTTTGATTGCTGAAGAATTAGTTTCAATGACAAGTTCTGTAAATGAATTAAGCCCGGAACTAATAGCTGCTTGGACTACTTTAGCAACAAATTCAAGAGAAAATTATAATAATGCAATAGCACAGATGCCTTGGGATATGCAAGACAAAATAAATGAGATAACAGCTTTTGTAAGAAATGATACAAGTGTAAAAGATGCAGCAAAATTTTTAGGGCAAGAAGCAGTAAATCAATTAAATATATCATCAAAATTTGAAGAAGCTGGTAAAAACTGGATAAAAGGTGTATCAAAAGGTATAAATAATAAGCTATTAAGACAAGAAGCATTAAGTAGTATGCATAGTTTTGGAGTAGAGGGACTAAATGCAATACGACAACAAGCTTGGGATGAACATTCTCCGTCAAAAGAAACGGAAAAGGCTGCAAAAAACTTGCTAAAAGGTGTTACAAAAGGAATTAATAAAGAAAAATCGAGTACTATAAGTAATATGCTTAAATTTGGTCAAGAATTTATGAAAAAGTTCAATGGATCAATGAGTTTAAACTTTAACTCCTTGCAGAATATTCCGAGATTACAAAGTAGTATATCACAAACAATAAGCACACAATTACAACCTAAGATTTTGCAACCTAACATAGTTATAAATACACAGCATTTAGATAATAATGAAATGAATAGAATAATTGATACAGTAAATAAAAAATTTGGTATGCAAATATAATAAATTAATTCATTGACAAATTTCGACAACATCTTGTGACAAAATATGTTATATTTAAAATATATTTTGCAAAGGAGTGGTTTGTTATGGAATGTAAAGAAGAAACTTGCCCGGCAGTAACTATTGTAAGAATAATTGCTATTATAGAAATTATTGCTTCTGTTATAATGTGCTTTATGGGAAAATTTGCTTATATACAAAACATAGTTTTAGGTGTATTATTATATGCATTTGGTGAAGTTATAAGATTATTGTTTGATATTAAAATATTATTAAAAGGAAAAAATAAAAATTCAAAAAAATAAAAATTCAAAAAAATAAAAATATAAAGAGTTAAACAAAAGTTTAACTCTTTTTTTTGGAGGTGAAATATGGTAAGAAAGTTTTATTTAGAAAACGAAAAAGGACAAAAGTATGACTTAATGGATAAAGATAAATTTTGCTTTTTGTCAGATCCAGCTGGCTTAGGATATTCTTATGAAACAGAATATCAAAAAGTTGGCAATTCTTTTATAGATAATATAAGAAAATTGTCACAAGGGCAAATAAATGGTGAAGCAATATTTAGTTCATATGATAATGTTAAAAATTTAATAGACTATATTGAAACTTCTAAGAAAATAAAATTTGTATATGAAATTCCTTTTAAGTACAATTTTAGTAAAAAATATTATAAATTTGTAAATATAGAAAGTTTAGAAAAATCAGAAAAATCAGTGGATGGATACTTGCATTGTCCGATAAATTTTGATTGCTTGGGACTTTGGTATGAAGATGTTGAAACAACATATGATATGACAAAAAATGAAAATGAAATTAGATGGGACTTTAAATGGGATAGTAGATTTAAGAGTTATGACAATAGAAGTTTCACTTTTGAAAATACAGGTCATGTGGATGCTCCTATTAAGCTTGAAATTGGAGGATATGTAATTAATCCCAAATTTGAAGTGTATGTAAATAAAAATAAGATATTTGAATTAGCAATTGATGAAACATTAGAAGAATATGAAAAAATACTATATTCTACAAAAGATGATGATTTGTACATATACAAGGAAAATCAAGACGGAACATTAACAAATTATTTTGATTATCTTGATATTAATAATATAAATTTTGTTAAATTACCGCGTGGAGTATGCGAAATAAGACTTTCAGCTGATAGTGATATAACAAATGCAAAGTTAACAGTATATCTTGAGTACAAGGCGGTGTAGTATGATACAAATAGAAGTAAAAGTAAAGTTTGAAAATCAAGATTATATATTAAAATATAACGAAAACTCTGGATATTTTGAATGTAATTTACCGTCGGGGGAAATTGGCGGAGTTAAAACGGTTAATGTAGAAGCAAAAGGTATCTATGATGATACTATTTATGAAAGTAAAAAAATACAAATATTAAAAAAATTAGAAGAAAAAGTTGAGTTAAATGAACAAGTGGCTTACTTTTTTGATAGACAAACTTTTAAATTAAAAGAAATATCAAATTATGAAAATTACAATATAAATATTGATGAAGAAACAAATTTAAAAACTACTTTTGATATTATAAAAGAACTAGATATATCCAACAAGGATTTTGTTCTACTTAAAAAAAATGGTAAGACAGATTATCTAGGAATAATTGACGACATAGTAAATGAAAATGGAGAAAAGAAAAATTCTATAACATGTAAATATATTTCGAATATATTTGATAGAAAAATAATACTTAAAAATGAATCTTTGATATCTGAAAAAGGTATTGAAGATTTTATTTTATATACAATTCAGCAAAATTTTACAAATAGTAATGACACATTGCTTAATATTGATTTCTTAGATGTAGAAATACTAACACATACAAAAGTTAATAAAAGTATAGATAACGTTGAAAATAACATATACAATTTTCATACTTTTGTTACAAATTGTACTCAAAATTATAATATTATACTTGAATTTTCAATTAATAACAAAAGACTTAAATTAAAAATATATAAAGAAAGTGCAAAAACAAAGAATGTTGATGCAACACTTGCAGATATTACAAATTATACAGAATTATTTGAAAAGAATGTTACAGCAAAAGTAATTGTTTTATGCAAAGATAAAAGTGAACACAATTGGTTTTTAAAGAGCGATAGAACAGTAACTGATAATATTAATGATGAAAATCGTGCATTTGGTGATATTGAAGTAGTTTATACAGAAAAAGTTGAAGATGCTTATCAAACAGCTTTAAATGAATTTAAATCAAATACATATAAGCATATGATCACATTTGATTTGTATAAAAATTCAAAAATTATAAATGTTAATGATTTAAAAATTGGAACACCGATAAATGTTAAAACAAGAAATAATATAATTTTAAATACTTATATTTCAGCAATAAACGACACTGGTGGAAATTTTATTACATTTACAACTGGAAATATGAGAATTAATTTTATAGACAAATTAAAAAAGGAGTTGAGATAGATGTTAAAAGGACATACGTTTAGTGAACAAGTATTTGCAAATACAGTGTTTAGGCTATTTATGAACGTATTTTTGGACGGAAACAATGGCATAATTCAAGGCTGTGAAATGAATAACAGTGCAAATAATATTACGATTGGATCCGGATATTTTTGCGTGCAGGGAGGTTTTTTAGAAGTTGTAGGTGAAGAACAAGTAGAAGTGACTTCAAATGATGCATTTTGTAAACTTGTTTGTGAAATTGATTTAAGTAAAACAAATACTGAAACAGATTTTTTGCAAGCATCTTTTAAAGTTATAAAGAGTACAACTGCATATCCAAGTGTGACACAAGAAAATTTGTTTAACAAAGGAAATATATATCAATTTGAGTTTGCACAATTTAAAACTTCAGCAAGTGGTATTAGTGAATTTAAAGATACAAGAAAAATGCTAGAATTTAAAAGTATTTATAAAGATATAAAATTAGATGTAAGTGAATTAATAGAAGAATTAAAAACTGAAATAGCAAATGTAAAAGATGGAAGTGCATATATGTTGACAAGTAAAATAAAAATTGGAAGTGAATATCCAAGCGAGCTCGAGGAAGGTCAAATTTATTTACAATATTTTGAAGAAGAGTAGAGGTGAAAAATAATGGCTAGTTGGAGTGCAGCAGGAAGTATAAATGGAAATTATAGACTTGAGTTAAATGTGTGGGAAAATTGGACCAGTATGGATAATTATAGTAGTGTGCATTGGGAAGTTATATTAAGAGCGACAGGAAATTATAGTTTTAGCACGATTGGAAGTACAATAGTTGTCAATGTCGATGGCGAAGTTTATAATGCTTACTCTCAAAAATCACTTAGTGCTGGTGGTGCAATAACTATAGCAAGTGGAGACAAAAACGTATGGCACAACGCAGATGGAACAAAAGCAATATATTGTAGTGCAAGTTATAGTCAAAGTTCAAGTGCTTCATATACACCTGGGAATATGAGCTGCGGAGGCAACATGTGGCTTTCAAATATTGCTAGATATGCAAATTTTACTCAGCATTATGTTTCAGCGAGAAGTATTAATACAGTTTCAATACATTGGGAAGCAGATTCTAGTATTAATGCTTGGCAACATAGTATAAACGGTGGCGGTTGGCAGGATTGTAATGGAGGAAATACATATGTTATTAGTAATTTGAATCCAAACACTACTTACTATATAAGAACAAGAATAAGAAGATCAGATAGCGGTCTTTGGACTGAAAGTGGTAATATATCTGCAACAACATATGATATTGCAAAATTGAGTTCAACTGATAATATTTTGATATTAAGCAATAAATTGAATTATACGTATACAAATGCAGCAGGAGCAAAAGTTGAATTAGGAATCTTTAAAACAGATGACAAAACTGCTATTATAAATTATAAAGAATACAAAAATGTAACAGGAACAATATCATTTACAGAAAGTGAAATTGATAAAATATACAAAATGATGAAAAATAATGATGATTTTACTGTTAGATTATATATTAAAAGTACACAAAATGGTTTAAGCTACTTAAATTATAAAGATGTAAAAATAAAAATAAATCGGTGCTTTAAAACGTGCATTAGTGCAAGTTGTAGATAAAAAACTAAAAGCAGATATTTTTGTGTGTTTAAATGGGAAAATATTAAGAGCACTTCCAATTGTTAAAAAAAATGGAAAAATTATGAGGTGTTAATATGAGAATATCAGAAATAATTACAGAGCCGAGCAAAATTTATACAGATAGTACATTCAAATTAAAAATAAAATTAGATAATGTTGTAAAAGGTTATACATTAAAAGTTACATATGCAAATGACGAAACAGAAACATTTGTAATTTCAAGAAAAAATGTTGAAGATGAAAACGCTGATTTATTAAAAGATGTAATAAATAAAATTGAAAAGGAATCTAAAATTGATATATATAATTATTATGATAACTTAAAGAGCATAAAGTCTTTATTTAGTTCAAACGATAATTTTACAGATATAAATCTAGAAAATTGCATAACAAATAATGTCACAGATATGTCTGCAGCTTTCAATGCATGTTCTAATTTAACAAATGTACAATTTCAAAATACAAGTAATGTAACAAATTTCACTAGTATATTCGCAAATTGCAAGAAATTGAAGAATATTCAAAACTTAAATACACAAAAAGCAACAAACTTAAGCGTAGCCTTTGGTTCATGTGAATTACTTGAAAAATTAAATATTGACTGCTCAAACGTGCTAACTATGTATGCAACTTTTTTGGGTTGTAAAAATTTGATAGAATTAAATTTAAATAATACAAGCAATGTAACAAATTTTTTTATGTCTTTTGCATATTGTAAAAATTTAAAGCGAATAAATGGAATAGACTTTTCAAGTGCGACAGGAGATTGTAATTTCACAGCATGCTATAATTTAGAAAAAATTCAGCTAACTGGAAAAATTTCATTTAACAGATTAGTGTTAAGTGATTCAACAAAGCTTACGCATGAAACTTTATTAAGTATTTTATATGCATTAGAAAATACTGAAAATCCAAAAAAATTGACTTTAGGCAAAATCAATTTAGAGAAATTAACTGATAATGAAAAAGCTATTGCAACTGAAAAAAATTGGACATTGTCATAAAAAAGGAGATAAAAAATGATAATAGAAAATAAACAAATTAAATTAAGAATACTAAAAGCATCAACTGGAAAAATCATAGTGAGTAAAGAAAAAGTAGAAGATGAAAATGGAAAACTTGATTATGCTGTAAAATCAAAAATTATTTATTTAGGAAAAAATGATATAGAAGATAATTATATTGAAATAGATGCGGAGTGATTTGATATGATAAACAAAGATATTAATATAAAAGTGCTATCAAATAGCATGATAATATTAGATAAAGCAGTACTTGGTATAAGCGGTGAAAATTTGCAAGGAAAAATAATATTTAATTTTGAAGAATTTGTCGACGGCGTAGCTTGGCTTGAAATTGAAAAAGAAACTGGAAAAAAAGGCTACATTCAAATGACAAAAGAAAATGAAACATATACTTTAGAAATAAAATCAAGTTTGTTAAATCAAGCAGGATATATATATATGCAATTAAGAATTACACAAGATGAAAACGTAAACGGAATAGCAGTTTTCAAGTCAAAAAAATTCTATGTAGAAGTACTTAATGCAATTAATGCTACAACTACAATAGAAGATGATTATCCAAGCGTTATTGATATTGTAAATAACAAGCTAGAAGCAGATGACATCCTAGCTGGTGATAATATTACAATTGAAAAAAGTGGCAAAAAGCTAACAATAAACTCTGTAAAAAGTGGCGATGTGTCAAAAAATTACGTAGATGAACAAGATACAAAAACTCTTGAAAATGCAAAAGAATATGCTGATAAACAAGTTCCAAATGTAGTTGAAACATATGTAAATGAACATAAAGAAGAATTAAAAGGTGATACTGGACCTCAGGGAGATAAAGGAGATATTGGGAAAGCAGGACCTCAAGGGCCACAGGGAGTTCAAGGAAAGCAAGGACCTCAAGGAGAACAAGGAATACAAGGTCCAGCTGGTCCACAAGGTGAAAAAGGTGCTGATGGTAAAAATGGAATCAATGGAAAAGATGGCACAAATGGTAAAAACTATTCAGTACAAGTAGTAGAAAGTACATCAAGTACGCAAGAAATACAGTCAAATAAATTTTATAAGTTTGGTGAAGTATCAAGTTTAAATATTACACTTGCAGCAATAACAGATACATCAGTTTTAAATGAGTATATGTTTGAATTTGTAAGTGGAACTACTGCAACTACTTTAACTTTACCTAATGCAGTCAAATGGCTAAAAACACCGACTATTGAAGCAAACAAAATATATCAATGTAGTATAGTAGACAATATTGGTGTGTTGTTGGGGGTGTCAAATGTCTAATTTCAGAAGAAGACTAATGATGTCTGTAAAAAAAGAAAATTATACAGAATTAGAATATTTGGAAGGTACAGGAACACAGTACATAAATACTGAAATAAAAACCAAACAAAGTTTAAGAGTAGAATGTACTTTTAGCGGTAATCAAATATCAACGCTTTTGTTCGGAGGTCGTAAAAATACCGGTAAAAACAGCTTGGTTTGGGGGTTTAACAGTGTAAATTATGCTTACTTGGGATTCGGAGGAAACACACAACGAAATAACGTAACTGTAAATACAGTTGATAATAATAAACATACAATTATAATGTCAAATGATTTATATACAATTGACGAAATTGACCAAGTCTTGTCAGACCGAGGAACTTTTACAGAATTTTATAATATTTATCTTTTTACGTGGAATAATGCAAATTCAGCAGATAAGAGATACTTCAAAGGAAAAGTTTATGATTTTAGAATATATGATAATGATGTACTTATACAACACTTAGTCCCCGTTTTAGATAGTAATAATACCCCTTGTATGTTTGATAAAATAACTCAAAAATTCTATTACAATAGTGGAACAGGAGATTTCTTATACGGAGAAAAGGAGAGTTAATATGTTAGTAAAATATATAAATGAAACAACAGTAATATATGCAAATTACAAAAAGATACTTAAATATGATAATAAGCAAGTAATAAATCCACGTGATGAAGATTTTTTGGAAGCTGGGTATAAAGAACTAATTGAAACTGAAGAGACTTCTTATAATTTAGATACAGAATATTTGCAAGTATATTATGAAGAAAAAGAAAATAAAATTTTTCAAAAATATAAAGTACTAAAAATTGAAGAAAGCGGGGTGTAGCAAGTGGAAAATGAAATGTTAGTAAGAGTAGATGAGTCTACAAAACAAGCACATAAGAGAATTGATACACTAGAGCATAAAGTTGAGAATATATACGAACTTACATCATCTGTAAAAGAAATAGCAACAGAAACTAAAGCAATGAGAGAAGATGTAAATAAGATTGATGACAGAGTAAAGTCGATAGAAGATAAACCCGCAAAAAATTGGGACAAAGTTATGAGCTTAATGATAACTCGGAATTGTAACAGCAATTTTGGGTTATTTTTTAGCAAAAATGGGATTGTAGAAAAGAGGTGATAGTATGAAAAAACTACTAGATGTTAAGAGTATTGTAACATTAGCATTAACACTTGTATTTTGTGTACTAGCGTGTAGAAAAATAATAAACGCAGAACAATTTCTAACAATATTTACAACAATAATTGCATTTTATTTTGGAACACAATATCAGAAAAATGTAGAAACTAAAAATCAAGAAAATAACGAAAAATAGCAAGGTGTAATTACTATACCTTGCTTTTAAAAACGGCTTAAAATCGATTTTAAGAGACTAATTATGTTAAATAAAAAAGGAGTGGTAACATGGGAAACGAAGATATAGTAGATTACAATGAGTTCACAGAACATGGTGAAAAAGGAGCTGAAGAATAATGAATATACAAAATGCATATTTAAGTATTAATCAATATTCAAGACCAGGTATTGAAAGACAAGCAACAAAAAAATTAGTGATACATTGGGTAGGAAATGCTGGTTCAAGTGCAATGGGAAATAGAAATTATTTTGAAAGTTTAAAATATAAAAAAACATATGCCAGTTCACAATTTATCATCGGATTAAATGGAGAGATAATTGCTTGTATGCCCGAGGATGAGGTGGCTTATCATGCTATAAATTATAATTTAAATTCCATCGGAATTGAAAATTGTCATCCAGATTGGGGCGGTAAATTTAATGATAAAACATATAGCAGCTTGATTGAACTACTTACATACTTATGTAAAAAATATGGATTAAATCAAAATGATATAATAAGACATTATGATGCAACTGGTAAAGTTTGTCCTAAATATTATGTTGAACATCAAGATGCTTTTGAACAATTAAAAGCGGATGTAGCAAATAAATTAGGAAATAATTATACAAAACAAGTTGTTAATGTACCACCAACTACAAGCAATAGTTATGACACATATAGAGTATGCTACAATGGCACAAATATAAGACGTGGATCTTCTTTAAATTCAGCAGTAGCATATCAAAAAAATAGTGGTGAAGAAGTACATGTAGTAGGCTCTGAAAATGGATTCTACAAGCTTGATGATGGCAACTATATAAGAATGGGTTATGCTTATAAAACATCCTCAGCTGCAGTACAATCAGGTTCAAACTATAGAGTATTATACAATGGAACTAATATAAGAAAAGGTCCAGGGCTAGGATATGGTGTAGCATATCAAAAAAATAGTGGAGATATAGTAACAGTTGTTGGAACTGAAAATGATTTTTATAAATTAAATGATGGAAATTATTTAAGAATAGGATACGCTGAAAAAACAAGTGGTGGGAATACACAAAGTTCAAATAATGGTGCAGAACGATATAGAGTAAATTCAGAATATCCAAATATAAGGGCAAAATCAAATTTAAATTCACGAGTTGTAAGACTTGCAAAAAAAGGTGAAATCATAAATGTTGTAGGAAAAGAAAATGGTTTCTTAAGACTAAGTGATGGAACATATTTAAAAGAAGGATTTGCTGGTAAAATATAGATTTTAATACTAATGTTTAAAATTTGTCTACTTTTGTCGAAGATATATACAAGTATACATAAAAATGATATAATAAAAATGGGAAGTGATAAAATGAAGAAATATAATATACTACTATCACTTAATAAGAAGAAAAATAAATTAAATGAACTTGTATTAAAAAAGAAATTAAGTAGTAAAGTGATAATACATTTAAG